AGCAATAAACGGAACACCTACTGCATCAGTGGGTCAGGTATTTATTCCAGGTGAGAATGCCGGATGTAAGGTGGGCTCATCTGGAGGTGGTAGCCAGCCCGGTCACCCGACGATTGTGTATGTGCCTCTCAATTTCTTCTACTGCCGCAATCCCGGTGCCGCTCTACCTCTCATTGCTCTCCAGTATCACGAGGTTAAGATCAACATTCTCTGGAACGAGAACCAGCTAATTAGCGGTGACTATAACCACGTGCCTGTCCCCGCCCAGCCTTCACAGGCCGCCATTTATGTGGATTACATTTACCTGGATGTCGAGGAGCGTCGCCGTATGGCTCAGGAGTCGCACGAATACTTGATCGAACAGGTCCAGTATAACGAGGATAAGGGCCTGTCTTCTTACCAGAATCGCATTGACTTGACCTTTAATCATCCCGTTAAGGAGCTCATCTGGGTCGTCCAGCCCACTTGCTACCGCTCTTGCAAGATTGCAGTTCCCACCACAGCTGTAGGTGTGCGTAATAGTGCAGCTTCTGGTAACCCTGCTAACTCTGGCTCTAGTGCTGCGGGGTATAACCGAAACCGCCTAACTCCCTTCACCTACGATCAGACTGCAGTCTTCAAGCAGCACCTCCAGATCAACGGACAGGACCGTCTGGATGCCCGTTATGGCGACTACTACAACAAGGTCCAGCCTTACCAGCACCACACTGGTATTACGCAGACTGAGTACATCAAGTATGATACTAATAACTTAAATGCTGGACCAGGAACGGTTGCTCTACTCAACCAGCCAGGAATCTACTGCTACTCGTTTGCGCTGAAGCCCGAGGAGCATCAGCCTTCCGGTACGTGCAACTTCTCCCGTATCGACACTGCTACGCTGGTTCTCCAGATGAGCGGTGATGTTACGGTTAACGCGGTAAACGACAACACTTGGGATGTGCGCGTATACGCCCTGAACTACAACATTCTCCGCATCATGAGTGGGATGGCGGGTCTTGCGTACAGTAATTAAACCTACATGTTACCAATTACTATAAAACGAATTGTTAGGTCTAAACAATAGTATAAAACAGACTAAAAATGATTCCAGGTATTCTTGAACTCACTTCAAGGACAAAATATGGTATGACATCTCGCAATGTCCCTCTATATCTATTTCGTCCGTTGAACCAACAACTCGCGCCATGTATCGTCGGTTGCTCGAAACTTTCAACAACAAACGTTATTGCATTAGTCAATGTTCCAAAGTGGGATGATAACAAACTACCACGTGGCAATTTGGATCGTATATTAGGAAATTGTGGAGATTTCAAAGCAGAAGAAGAAGCACTGGCATACCAGTATCGAAAGCAAAGCTGGTCTCCTGGTATTACGATTTTGATCCCTAACCCACAACCTGAAAGGCATAGAATCACAGGTGTTTCATTCAATATTGATCCAGAAGGGTGTCGTGATATTGATGATGTTTTCACAATCGGAGATGATGGCTACTTTTACATCACGATTGCAGATGTATCTGAATGGATGAAAGAGAATCCAGAATCATTGCGAAAGGCACAACAAATAGGACAAACTCAATACTCAATCGACGGGTCTATCATTCAATCTATGGTCCCATTTGAAACACATTGTTCCCTTGTTCCCAATAAAGAACGACTTGGAGTATCTTTGCGATTCAAACTAGAAAACTCAAAACCTAAAGATATAGAATTTATCAAGACTATCATTACGAACACACTTTCATTTTCATATGAATCTATTTACAAGTCTCAGTATGCTTCTACTATTCAAAATGTAGCAGAATGTCTGGGTTGTAAAATTTACGATTCGCACGATTGGGTTGCAGAATTGATGATATTTTATAATATTGAGGCAGCAAAGATTCTAAAGCAAAAAGGCCAAGGGATTTTGCGAGTTCATTCTGCTCCCGATATTGAAAAACTTGAGAAGTTTAAATCACTCGGAGTTGACGGAAGGTTTCTGGCGTTTAAGTCCGCAAAATACGTCCCAACTACAACAAACGAGACACATTGGGGCCTGAATGCAGATGTGTATTGTCATGCTACGTCCCCTATCCGCCGATTTGCCGATGTGATTAACCAATATGTTTTAAAAAATGAAACTCCGCCCGATGTGGATATTAGTATGCTAAACCAACGATCCAAGGATTTGAAGCAATTTGGAAGAGACGTGTTCTTCATTCGTCAAATTCAAAGCAATAAGAGATATGTATCTGCAATTACTTTGAACGATCATCGCGTTTGGGTTTCCGAGTGGAAGCGTATTGTCACATGTAAAAATTCTTTTATAGAAGGAACTCATGGAACTTTATATTTCTCATTGGATATGAATCAATCAACGTGGAAGCGACGGATGGTGTTTAGATTCGAAGATACAACGAATCGGGAATAACAAATCCGCGCACAAGTTTCTGTTCGATTCCAATCATTTTTTCAATCATATCCGTATCTTGCTTGATAGTTGCAATACTGACCCATTCACGCACAATATTTGCCAGTTTCAAAGTAGCACGAACAAAGTTTCCGTGTTCAACACCATATTTTTCGCAAACAAAGTCGTTGCCCTCCAGCCAATCGCCTACTACATCGTACCAGTAATCTGTAACTTCCCAGTTTGTCTGTAGTATTTCACTCTTCATCATTGCACCGCCGTGTTTGCGGATTTTATCAATATGTTCTGTAACCGGAATAATCTCTTCCGTCGTTGGCTGTTCCAGAAAGCAAGATAGCGTTTTTACAATTGTATTTGCAGACTCAGCATGGATCCATTCATGTGTGTATAGTTCGGTCATGAGAATCGGATGTCCTTCGTGGATCTCGGACGCCAACACCCCCTTTTCTGTAAGGTTGTTATTCTCAATGTAGCCATTCTTGAATAGGAATGACTTTCGTGTTTCAATGTCTTCGAGATATGATTGTAGATGCTTGATATCTGTATCGAGCTGCAGTAGTGATTGCTTTAAGGCGCCATATCGGACATACTCTTTCTTTGCTTTATCCCACTTTGGACCTACATGCGAGTTATCCCACTTTGATAGTTCTTGCTGATGCTTCTTCTTATCAGCATTATTTGTTGACCGAAGATTTGTCTGAATTTCGTCGCGGATTTCGCATACACGCATAGTTGTTTCGTCAAACTTTTGTAGCTCGGCTTTAATCGATTCTTGTTTGTTCTTGATTTCATCAACTTGTTGGATATTCTGCTTCATCCAGTAAGTATCATTCTGGACGGACTTGCCTGAGCCCATTGTGGCAAGAATAAATGAATAATCGAACTTCATTTGTGATTCTACGCTAGCTCTTTTTCCGGTCATCATTTCCTTAACAAGTTGCGGGTCTTCCGGCTCACGGATTGGAAGGTATACTACAATACCCTTATCATCCTTGCCTCTGCGCCCTGCCCGTCCAGCCATCTGAATATACTCCGATGTTCGCAACATCCTCATATTTTCTGTTAGATCGTCGTATTTGCGATAAGATGTGAACACGACTGATTTGGTCGGCATATTGATTCCAACTGCAAACGTTTCGGTAGCAAATAGGATCTTAATGAACCCCTTGTCAAATAGAACTTCTACAATCTCCTTGAGAATCGGAAGCATCCCCGAATGATGAAACGCTACACCTTTCTCAAGCAGGGAGTTTAGTTTATGAAACCCTTCGATCTTTTGAAGTTCAGTATATCTGTGGAGATGAAACTTTACGATATGCTTAACGTCTGCCGTTTCGGATGATGTAAGTAGATCGGTAGATACCTTTGATGCATATTCCTCGCACATCTTACGTGAGAACACAAAGAACAGAGCCGGTCTGTCCAGTTTCAGAATAAGTTTATTCATTCGGTCTAAGAAGCTTCCAACACGGACATCCTTTTCAATAACCTGGCCCTCTTCGCGAGTTTTCACACGTTCCTTATGCTTTCTTAGTTCGTCTTGCTGAGTATAATACTTGCGGACCCATGCTTTGTATTTCTCAAAGTTGAACTGATCTTTTGCGTCCATGATAACTTCACCATCTTCAGTTGTATGGATCAGAGGGA